GATGAGAGGTATAACAATAGGGCAGAGCGCTTGATGTGGGCAACACACTCGGAGCAGAACGCCATCGCCAACGCCGCCCGCGTCGGCACCCCTCTTGAGGGGTGCGCTATGCTAGTGACGCACTATCCGTGCATGTCGTGTGCGAAGACGATTGTGCAGGCCGGTATCAAGCAAGTGGTCTGCCCTGAACCCGAGGTCGGATTTGCCGAGAGGTGGGCCGAAGACATTCAACGAACCAGGGCACTGTTCTACGAGTGCGGGGTTCACTTGATCACGTTTGAGGAAACCTCGTAGTGAAACCCCGCCACAACCCTATTTCCGGCGTTTTGGCGGGGCGTTTTTCAGGGCTGCCGAATACTGAGGTAGCGCCGACTTGCTGCATTTTGTTATCAAGAATCATTACCCTGTGGAGAGTGCCATGAGAATTAGTGTAGTCCCAAGTGACGAGGGTTACGTCAACTCTGAGCTACGAGAAAAAGCCAACGTTTACCTTGATGGGGTTAAGCAAAGGTTTTGCTTAACCGCTGATGAGGAGCAAGGTGTGATAGTTCGGTACGTGGTCAAGAACGGGAACCTGTCTATAGACGGTTCGGGGGCTACCTTGGAGGTAGAAACGGTAAAAGGGAAGGTGGTAATTGAGGTCGAAGATGGAAACTCTCGATCTTAAGGGCGCCGCCGCCGTCCTTCACTGCCACCCGGAAACCTTGAAGAAGTGGGCAAGACTTGAACTTGTCCCTGCAACTAAGGTAGGACGGGCGTGTCAGAAGTACAGGAAAGGAATCACAATCCGATCCTTGTGTACATGGGCTTTACGAATCAACAAGTTAGCTGTAGATATGCTGTCACTATCGAAGTGTTAGGAAGTATTGCGGCGGGGTGGGAAGTATTAGCCACAGTACGTTTACAGTACAGGATTGGTACGCACTACGCCGCGCCGATAAACCAGAAAACCAGCGCCAGATCGATTTCGTCGCGCCATTTACTGATGGCGCTCAGGTTGCTGACAATCCGTTCCGGCATTTTTGCTTTTCCTTTCCCGGCTCTGCGGCCGCGATGCTTTAAAAATTTTATATGTACTGCCCACCTGTTGCGGTGGTGCCAGCCGAGTTGCCTGGTAGATAGTTAGCGCCGCCGCCACCCGTATTGATAACGGCATTCAAAGATGCGTTATAGCGAACACCTGTCGCCGACCCCGAATAAGTGTTGCTGTTTGCAACAACAATGCCGGTTGTCTGGGCCAGGCAAAATGCCGTACTAAATGCCGGCGTTCCTGTAATAGTGACCGTCCTGCTTGATACCGTAATAATCCCACTGGAAAACGCCCCATAATGCCAGGGCGCGGCGCCCGTGATTTCGTAATTGCCAGAGGCTGATACCGCCGACCCATTGACCACGCTCATGTGGGCGGTGGCGCATGCGCCGAAATTGATGTTTTTGAATGTCACGATGGCGGCGACTCCAATCGCTGAAATTCCGGTTCCAGACGTTGTTGTTACCAACTTGAATCCGTCGATGGAATATGGGCCGGCATAATCTAAAACCGAAAAACAATTCGCGCTCGTCGTGCTGATGACGCAATTGGCAGGCGTTGCGGAGTTGCCGACCAACAACACCACCCCGCCGCCCGAGGTGAACTTCTTCAGCGTTACCGCTGCGGTTCTGGTTCCGTCGCCAACCTGAACCGTGACGTCATAAGTTGCCAGGTCGAGCGTTCCCGAGATGACATCAATGGCTTTTTGAACCGTCAAAAACGCTCCGCCGGCTGTATTGGAAAGCCCGGTGTTACTGTCGCTTCCGTCGGTTCTTACGTAATACGTCCGTGCGCTGGATAGAACCTCCCTGGCACCGCCAGGCGAGCCTAAATAACTGGCGGGCACCTTTTTGTTGACGCCGCTTTGCACGATTTCAAGAAGTTCGCTGCCCGATAGCGGTGTGGTCGCTGCCGTCAAGTCGCTTATTTTTTTGCTCATGTGTGACTCCTAGTCCGTTATTCGGTATTCGCCATCCTCAGTGATGCGCGGCTCGTTAGTTTCTGTAACCCGCACATCCCCCCAGATCGCCCAGTGTTCGTGAATCTGCCAGCTAACTAGCCCGCCGCGCACTGACCACAGGCGGAATCGCAGCAACCCCGGAACAAGTGCAGATGCTGGGACGGTTGCCGTTGCGGCGGTGATTCCGGTTTCTGAATGCAGCACGGTCAATGCTTCGTCCGCAACCTCAATCGAGTAGGTTACGCCGGCCTCGGGGCCGATGCTGGCTTCGCTCTGCGTGACTATGTATGCCGTCTGCAATGTGCGGTCCCGGTGCGCCCAGGTCAGCACGACGTCTGTGGAACCTTCGATGATGGCCGGCCACTCAAAGCTGTCGAAGCGTATCTTTGCCGGAGGATAGGGTCTATATTGACGCTGGTCGAAGGTAAAGCTATTGACTGGCGCATCAGCCAGCGCCAGTTCGCCGCGTCCGGTTATCGGGCGCAGTTTGACGTCGACCGTTTCGCCATCGGCATATTCCGTGGTTTCGAATCCCTGATAACCATCAGCAAACCAGATGCGGGCGCCTGCGGCATGGGCAACCGGCACCGTATCCAGCACCCCGCGCGCGATGGTTGCCGTCCCGGCCAGCCAGTCGATGGCTTCGACAAGGACATACTCTGCATTGATGACGGCATACCCGCCAACCGCGACAATATCGAGGTCGACGCCGTTTTCCAGTGTAATGGCGGTCGTCGTCTTGCTCAGCGCAGCAGGCATTGTCGCCGTTGGGCAGAAGTCGCCATTTCCGCGCTGGGCATAGTCTCCGCCGGTACTGGCATAAATGCTGTAATTCGTCGCGTCACTGCTCGGGCGAACGGCCAGCGTTTCCATGTAGCCGGAGAGCGCATCGACATAAGCCATGTCGGCAGCCGACAGGTTACGCACCAAGTCCCAATACGGGGCCTCCAGTAGCATCCGGTAGGGTGCAGGCGCCGGGGCAGAGGACGGGTCTTCCCATGCGCTTGGCTGATCGACCAGATAGGTATTATCCGGCAGGCCGAAAACATCCTCTACTGCGTCAATGATGATCTGGCCGTCCTGCAACGTCCCGCGATTGACGTTAAGCGCCCTGAACACCACGTCATCAATGCCATATTCCGGCCAAGTGAGACGAAACACATCCCCAGGGAATACCCCCCATGCAACGCGCGTTGCCGTCAGCTTGATGCGGGCCAGCGGCGTCGACGCCGCATTGAGGTCACGTTGTGCAACACGTTGCGCCAGCGCCGGATTGGTGATTCCAGGATAATTGCGCGTTTGGGATACGACACCACCTTGCATCAATATATTGGCGGGGTCTTGTATCGTTACAGGCGTATCCTTGGCGGTCAGGAAATAGGTATAAATTACCGTGATTTCGTTGATTGTCTCGCCCCACGCCTGCCGCTGGTAGTCGGATGCTGAAATCAGCGTATCCGGCCCATAGACCGGCAAGGAAGCACGGTCATAGTCTGCGCGGATCAACTTGAGCGCGAACTTTCCTGTTGACGGATCGACATAAAGGATGCCGCCAACATGGTCAAGAATGACGCCGATGAAGTTTTCTACGGTTTCCTGTCGATTCCATGTCATCGACAGGCCAAACGATTCGTCATAGAGTGCATCAGCCGCCGCAGTGAACGATGCTGAGTCGATTGCTGTAGTTGGGTATCCCATTCCCCAATTTGCATCGGTCAGGCACTGATAGATAATGTGCGCCGGATTCATGTCGACGTGGTAGGTCGGGGCAGACGAACAGACGACCTGTTCAGTTCCGCTGTCCCACGATGGCGTTCCTCCAAATTCGCAATACGGGTGCACGTTTTCAACATAAGCCACGGTGAGTTCGTTTTCTGGCGGCTCATCGTCAACGTGGCCGATGGCAACAACACGGCTCAGGTCTGGCGTCCCGGTGTTCGGCTGATACTCTGCCCGCAAGAAAATCACCTGCTGTGCCGTTGGCCCGTATACGGCGATGTATCGCTCGTTCCTCAAATTGGTGATGTACTCCCCAATCTCCGTGACCGACCCTGTCATCGGAGGAACATCATAAACTTCCCACCCCAACCATGCCGACGTTGTTTCCGGGATGTTCATCTCACCTGTATATGTGCCGGCCTCACTTATAATCCCTCCGGGAATCGGAGCCTTCGCCGGCAGCCACGCCGATCCGCCCGTCCAACCCTGCAGGATGCGCTTGACGCGGAAGGCCCACGGCTTGACATAGGGGTTGTTCGATGTGACCTGCCCGCCGCGCCAGACGGCGGAGAGGATGCCGCGAAAGGCCGGGATGTTCGCGCCGAGCTTCGATACAAGATAGGCGTTTTGGCCCTGCGACGATTCGCCCATCTCGATATCGAGCGCACCCGACACGCCACCCTCGCGCTTGTCGCCGCCGAACAGTTCGCCGGCCGCAATCGATAGCGAGCCGCTGGCCGTTTGCGCACCTGACCACGCCGAGCGCTCGCCGACGATGACTTCCTGCACCTCGTCGACCGGGCCGTGGCAGAGGCCAAAATGCAGCCCCATGTAGTAGCGATAGCCAACCGTGACCTTCTTGCTGCTACCCATGAACATTCCCCTCCGCCAGCGCCACGGCGCGACGTGCCATTGCGTTGTCCTTCCGGCGCAGGATGTCAGACGAGATGCCGTGCTTCAGGAAATCGGCCCAATCCAGCCCTTCACGGGCGAACCACTCCCGCAGGCCACGATTGCAATAGCCCAATTCCCGACAGTGGCGATGGGTAACAATGGTCATTTCTTGCCGCCCTTCTCCTGGATCGCCGTTGTCCGCAGATCCCCGTACCACATCACGTTCGGGTCTTTGAGAATGACCGTGCCGAAGACGACGGGGATCGGTCGGCCCTGCTCGGCCACGGGGATGTCGAAATCCTCAAGTGACGCCGGCTTCGGCTTCGGCGGCTTCGGCGCCAAGGCGGCGCTGACGAAGTAGGAGACGACCAGCAGCGCGAGTTGGAAGACGAAGCTCATGTCAGTAGATGATCGTGCCGTTGAACGGGTTCTTTTCCGGGTAGTACGGTTGCCCGCCGTAGTTCAGCCCGTTGGAAAACTTGGCGATGCAGGTGGCGAGGGTGTGGTCGCAACCGGGATAGAGGTCGACCGAATCGCTGGCCGCCAATCCGGGAAGCGGGAAGCTGATCGTCACCGTGCCGCCGAGTTGCTGGCGTATGGCGCGGCGATAGGTCACGCCGCCATCGACCCATTCCAGATACCCCCCGGCGAAGTAGTTGTCAGCCACGCCGATGGCGGAAAAGGTGACGGTCACGCCGGAAACCGTGGCGACGGTCTTGGTGGACTTGAAGCTGGCCCGCGCCACGTTGCACCCCGACTCGTAAATCACATGCGTGCATCCCTTCTGGTACAGTCGACGCAGGCCGGTGCGCTTGAGCGAGGTATAGACGCTCTCACAGTGAATTTCGGCGGCGGCGTTGTTCCATGTGACATTAAGAACGCGGCCCATCCACAGGACGATGGCCTCGCCATCCCCGGCGTGCAGGCGGCGCAGGGTCACGGCAACGACCTGGTCGGGCGGCAGCGTGGAAAACAATGAAAGCACGCCCAGCGAACGGTCACAGGTGATTTCGAGCGCCAGCCTTGCGGTTTCGCTGGTCGCTTCCACGGCACCGCGTGCAATCGGGGCGGCGGTGTAGGTGTTGCCGCCATAAACCACATCGCCATCGGCGCTGGTGTAGCGGTAATACGTTGATCCGCTGATGAATTCGTATAGTTCTACCGGGCGGCCAGACTGGACTGATGTTTCAATGGTCGCGTAGGTCATGGCACCGGCACCTCGATGCAGGGCACCTTGATTGAGGCGTAATGGTTTTCTTGATGGCTGATTTCCACCCGATCAGAATCTAGGCGGACGCACTGCATGAAGCTGATGCTTTCAGTTCCTGCAATTGTGGCGGCTACACCTGCGGCAGCAGACAGGTTAAGAACATCGACACTGCCTACAGTAGAACCAGAACTTACTCGGTGATACGTGGCAGTGCCGTTGGTACGTAAGATGCGAATTGCAGTTTGGGTGTAGTTGCCGCCATACCCGATACTATTAACTTCGATGCTGGTATCCGCAGCCCCTACATCCGAAGTCAAGGTGAGGTCAGAGGATTGGCTTATCAGCCAGAAGGGGGTCAGTCGCCCCTTATTCGTATGGAGCCAAGAGCGAATCCGCTTGATGTCAGTACGTGTTTGAAGGCTAAACCCGACATAGAACGTCTGGTCCGACCTAGCGTATTTAACCGGGGCGTAAACCTTCCCGGTCAGGTTGTCCATCACCTCGACTTCACGAATGATCTTCTCGTCCGCCCCCCCAAGGTGGTACATGGTGTCTGTAAGAATCTCCAGCCCGAGCAGTGTCGGGAATCCGGAGGCCGCTGCATACGCCGAGTTATCGTCAACACGGAACTCGGCTGAAGACTTGAAATTAGTGTTCGGCCCTCTCTGAATGGAGAACCCGTCCACCATCTTCCCTAGCCGCAACGGACACACGTAAGCGGCTGTAAAGGTTTTACCTACAGCCCCGGACAAATTCAGTTGCGTGCTGGTGATAGAGGCGACAGTCGCTTCGGCGTAATTGCTGTCGTCTTGCCAGATAAGCACCTGCCCGCCAACCACATACTCAGCCGTAGTCGTATCGACCGTAATACTGGTAGCGGAAGAAGACACTGCGCCGACAAAGATAACTTCCGTCCAAACAGGTATACCGAACTGCCCCCCACCCCACCCGTAAGCCAACGCTCTGGCTTTGGACAAGGTGTGCTCGTTCATCAGGAACGTGTATGAGAGAAACTGACGAGGCGCGTTCCTGAGCATGACCCTCTGCTCACCTTCATAGGTACGCAGGATGTCAGTCTTCCACTCCAGCACTTCATCAACTCCGTGCTGTGGCATGAACGGCCACACCTTATAGGTCACGCCAGGTTTCCTCTGCTATACATATTTCTCATTTTACCGTTATGTCACTTCAAGAGGAAACCATACGAGAGACCGTGTTCTGGTTCTTTCGGATGACGTTCATGATGACCTTCTCCCCGTCGCTGCTGCCCATGTAATCCCCCACGACGCTGGTATCAAACGCATTGACGATGCGCAGGTTGTTTTGCGCAGGTTGTGCAGGTGCAGCCCGACCAGACTGACGTGGTGCTTCTCTTCCTTCGTATCTTACACCGAGTCTTCCCTGACTGTCACGTGTTAGAGGCATGATGGCTTCGGGGCCTGCTTCGCCCATCATTCCGGTGCCATCGGCAAACCGGAAAAGAGTAGGCTGACGGACAATTGAGTTACTGAAGGTTCCGCCTTTGGCGAAGGTTTGGATGCCGTCGCGGAAGGCCCCGCCGTTAGCCCATGCGTAAGGAACGAAGTCCGCAGTTGCAGACACGGCGCTTGTTCCACTGCCTCCAATCGCCCCGAGTAACCCGCCAAGTACACCTCCTCCCCCGCCGCCTCCGGTACTCCCAATAGTCGACAAGGAAGTAGCGGCCATCTGCGCTGCCGCAGCGAGTTCCGTCAGGGCTGCGGTCGAGGAGGTCTCAGCAACT